ATAGCGAATTACAAACACTAACAAGTTAATTAAATTAAAATGAAGTATATATTTAAGAAATATGAATTTGACAGTCAAAGTCAAGCTGAAACAAGAATAGCTGCTTTGCCATCAGTAACCGATGAGGATGGAAACGAAAGCCCATCACACAGCCATACAGTTGTGAAGCTCGGTTATTTATGGACTACCGAACCTACCTACAATGAGGAAGGCGAAGTAGAAACAGAAGGCGTAGCATCTGATGCGTACTCGGTTGATGTACTTTGGAAAGCAAGTGAGATTACAGAAGTTGACGAAGATGAAGAATCTACTGTAAGCTATCCTTACGGATGGTCAAGCAAAGAGATATCTGTCGAGGGTAACGGAGTGCATACGTTTGCAGGGTGGAACTTTAACGAATAGAAAGATGTCAGAACTGTCGAAAGATACTAAATTCAGTATGAGCATAGAAACTATTGTATCTCTTGCTATCGGTATAAGTACCGTAACAGCGTTTTACTTTAGCTTGAAAGCACAGATTGATAGAGCTATGGAATTACCTGAACCTGTAATCTCACGACAAGAGTACGACCTAAAGGATAACGCCATCCGTTCAGAGATTATGAATAATCGTGAGCTGATAGAAAAGAACTTTGAGAAACTTGAACTGATTGAGCAGCGTGTATATGAATTGAGATGAGAGCTTTAATTGTCTTAGCGTTTTTACTATTTAGCCCTACTTCTTTAGGAGAAGTTGCAAAAGCAGATATTACAGTATTACAAGTCAATACACAATGGAACAAACAGCACAATATAGACCTTAATAATTTAATAGGGTGTGAAGTACAATTTGCTTGGTTAGAAGATCAAAACGATAACTTTAAGAAGCAAGTGCAGACTGTACCTGTTGTTATCATATATCACAAAGGCAGACCTGTACGCCAATGGGCTGCTGATCTTAGCTTTAAATTAAACTTAGATATAAACGAGATACAAAAGGTAATAGATAAAATATAAATTATGTGTGAATTTTGCATACATTGTGGATTATGTTAACATGAAATACTTTACTTATACAGAATTTGATAGCCCCGACGAAGTGGGAAGCGGTAAGAAAATGCACCCTGATATCTTAGAGATGTTAGACCAAGCGAGGGATAAGTTTGATAAACCTATAAAAATTAACTCAGGGTATCGCACAGAAAAACACAACGATAAAGTAGGGGGTACGCCCAACAGTAGCCATTTAAAGGGCTTAGCTGTGGATATAGCTTGTAATAATTCAATAGATAGATATCACTTAATCAACTGCCTTTTAGATGTAGGTTTTAAGCGTATAGGAATTGCAAACACTTTTATCCACGTAGATATAGACAAAGAGAAATCTAATGAAGTAATATGGACTTATGCGTAGTTTTTCAATTATACTACTTTTTCCCACATCTTTTATAACAGGTATATCTTATTATCCTGCAACAAATAGGTACAAATTTAATGAGCTGAATATATACTTATTTGTGTTTCAATTACAATTTAGAAAATATGAGTAAAAAGAAGTTTAAGGACACGAAGGTGGGTAGATTCTTAACCTCAGTCGGTTCTACGCTTGGCGATGGAGTAGGCGATATATTGCCTGATAACGGATTCTTAGGCGTGTTTAAGCGACTTATAGCAAAAGATGATACCCTTACCCCACAAGATAAAGAAACTGCCTTAAAACTGCTTGAAATGGATTCTATGGAGATTCAGGAAGTAAGTAGGCGTTGGCAATCTGATATGACTTCTGATAGTTGGTTAAGCAAGAATGTAAGACCTTTAACGCTTATATATCTTACCCTTGCTACTACGATCTACATTGTGCTTGATAGTTTGAATATAGCGTTTGACATAGACCAAGCGTGGATAGAATTACTTAAAACACTTTTAGTAACAATCTATGTGGCATACTTTGGAAGTAGAGGTTTTGAAAAATATAAAAAAATCACTAAGTAGTATATATATATATATAATTTAAAATAATATAAAATAATATTTATTATATTTATAGTATAATTAATTATATAATTAAGTATTATATTATTATATTATAATAAAGAAAAAAAAATGAAATTTGATTTAAAAATAGATTACTTAGGTAAAAAAGAGGATAAAGGCGATACTGAAAAGCATATCTACAATTTGTTGTTTAAGACTTACAATGCACAGATAGAGGGTAAGTTTGAGAAGTCAGAGCTACGCCATATCATACAAATATTAGATAACGCTATTGTCTAAAAAAGTATCACGTAAGAATCTTGTAAAGCGTTTGGATAATATCTTTAGTCAGTACATAAGACTTAGAAACGCTAATGCTCAGGGCATAGCCGAGTGCTACACCTGTGGTAAGCAAGATCATTGGAAGCGATTGCAAAATGGACACTTTCAAAGTCGAAAGCATTACGGAACAAGATTCGATGAAACAAACTGCCAAGTACAATGCGCTGCTTGTAATGTATTTAGATATGGAGAACAGTACAAGTTTGGTGTAAGATTAGATGAAGATTTTGGTTATGGAACTGCTGAGAGGTTACACGCTAAAGCTATACAGATCACTAAATACTCAAACAATGATATACAAGGGTTAATAACTAAATACACAGCTCTTGTCAAAAAGAAAATGAAATAGTACTTTTGTAGTGTTCATATCCGAACACGTTTTAATGTTATAATTGGGGGGTGCTTTGCCCCCCTTTTTGTTTTATTAAAAAAAATATATATATTTACACCAACATTAAAACTTTATTATGCAATTCAATTTAAATACGAAACAGCAGGATGCAATACTCTACGCTGTTACTTACACACTCGCAAACAAAGATAATGCGATGATGTCTAATCAAAATCTAAACAGCTTGTACGATGTGCTTGATCTGTTAAAGATAGAAGAGGATAAGAGATATAAACTATATAGCGGAACTCATGAAGGACTTTGATAGGACAAGAATAGAAAGTATGAGCAATAGAATATTAGAATTAGAAGCTCATATAGAAATTTTAGAACAACAAATAGAAATATATTATGCAGAGTAAAATCACTCAAATAGAACCGAAAGGTACATATACAAACGCATCAGGTACTTTTAATAAGTATCAGGTGTATCTCGCAAATGGCAACAACTATCAGTTTTTAGCCAAAGGCGAATTTAAAAAGCAGGTAGGCGAAACTATCGACTTTGAAGTAACGAATGAGCAATACAACACAGCGAAGCTCATCTATAAACCCATACAAGCAGCACCGCCTGCAAACAGAGAACAGATTATTGTTCGTCAAAGTATGGTAAAAGCTGCTGCGGACTTTCACGCATCAAGACCAAATGCAGATATTGAAACAGTTATAGCAGATGCAACTAAACTTATAAATTTTGTAAACAATGGGTAGCATTATAGGAACAGTAAATAGAGTAGGGAAAACAACTACAAAAGGTAATTATCAATTTAGAGAACTTGTATTAAACACTAAAGAGCAATATCCACAGATATTAAGTGTTGTATTTTCAAATGACAAATGCACGACTTTAGACCAATACAAAGAAGGCGATCACGTAGAGGTTCAGTACAACCTTAGAGGACGTGAGTGGACTAACCCACAGGGCGATGTCAAGGTATTCAACACAATACAAGCGTGGAAAATCCACAAACAAGCTGAGGGTGTAGAAGCTAAAGAACACGCACCTGATAGAGCAGATTTACCATTTTAATCATAGGGGGCTTTATAGCCCCTTTTTTTTATAACTTTACCAAATGCTAATAAACTTTGACAAACATTTAAAGAAACTCAATGATATACGTGCAGGAAAAGCAAACGAGGGTTTACGCTTAGGGGTTGATAGATTAGACAACCACTTTAGACTCGTTTTTGGAAACCTAAATTTTGTTTTGGGGCACGCCAATACAGGTAAAACACACTTAGTATTTTATTTAATGTTCTTATACTCACTAAAGCATAACGTAAGATGGCTTGTGTTTAGTAGTGAGAACGAACCCTATGCACTTATACGTAAACTTATAGAATTTGCAGAGGGCAAACCCATTAACCAAATAGAGAAAGAGGACTTTAAAAAGCAATACGATTGGGTATTTAATCATTTTAAGTTTGTAGATGCTGAGAAAGCATACACTTACAAAGACCTTTTAGAACTTGCTACTTCAATAAAAAAGGCGTGGGATTATCAAGGGTTCTTAATTGATCCTTTAAACAGTTTAAAAAAGGATATCCCTAAGAACTCAAACAGCTATGAGTATAGCTACGAAAGTCTTACTGATATACGAATCTTCTGCAAACAACATAATATAACAACTTGGATATGTGTTCATGCAGTAACAGAAGCACTAAGGAAAAGACACCCACAAGGGCATTATTACTCAGGGCATCCAATACCACCAATGGCAAGTGATTCTGAAATGGGTGGGCAATCTGTCAATCGTGCTGATGATTACTTAATTATACATAGGTATATATACCACGAAACGGATTGGATATACTCAAACCTTTTTTCAGCCAAGGTAAAAAACCAAGAATTGGGCTATAAGCCCACGCCGATAGACGATCCCGTAAAGTTTAGAAGCATCTTAAATAATGTAGGTTTTGAAATAGATGGAAAAAATTTAGTAACTTACAATACCAAAGAACAAACAGATTTACCATTTTGAAAACCACATTAGAGAAGATTGCAGAGAAGCACGAAGATTGGCATAGAATCGTGTTATCGTTTGGATGCAAGGAATCAGTAGCAGAAGATATAGTACAGGAGATGTATCTTATGATGCACAAGTATATCCAAAAAGGGATAGACATATCTTATAATGACGAGATAAACTATTATTACATTTACAAACAGCTCAGGGGTTTATTCATTGACTTGCACCGAAAGGAAAAGAAAATAATAAAAACTAACATAGACACCTTGTCTGAGTTTATAGACGAGCAAGGAGAAACAAAACAAACAGATGTCTGTGGTGCTATGAAGCAAATGGATAACCTGCTTGATAAAACCTTTTGGTATGATAGGACTGTATTTGAGATTATTAGTGGTGGTATGCCTATTGCAGAGTTAGCAAGAAAAACAA